TCTCGAGCGCGACGGCCAACACCTCGACGCTCACGTTCAGCGGGGCGACCGGCTCCTTCGCGCTGGGCGACTGGCTCCAGATCTCGACGTCGCTTTACAAGGTCGTGCAAGTCAACTCCTCGAGCAGCGTGGACTTGTTCCCGGTCCTGCGCTCAAGCTACGCGGGCGGCACCGCGATCACCTACTCAAACGCGAAGGGCGTCTTCCGGCTGGCCGAGCCGAAGACCGACTGGTCGATTGACCTCGCGTCTATCTACGGCGTGAGCTTCAGCATCGTGGAGGACGTGGCCTGATGAGCATTACAACCGCAGGCCGAACGCTCTCCGCGGATATGGTGACTGAGGTCACCGCAACGCAGCTTGCGCCCATCCTGCTCGCCAACCTCCAGTTCTCGACGCCGGTCTACTTGTGGTCCGGCTATGGCTCGTTGGGCTTCGGTGGCGTGACGTACCTCGGGATTGGCACGCTCGGCACCATCTCTCCAGTCGAGGAGACGACCGACCTCGCGGCGCGCGGCATCTCGATGCGTCTCTCGGGCGTGCCCACGGCCAATGTCGCGCTGGCGTTGACCGAGAATTACCAAGGCCGCGCCTGCACGATCCTCTTCGGCGCGCTTTCGCCCACGGCTGGGACGCTAATCTCGTCTCCGGTGACCGTGTTTCAAGGCAAGATGGACGTAATGCAGATCAGCGACGACGGGCAGTCGGCTGACATCACGATGACCGCGGAGTCGCGGCTGATGGACTTTAAGCGCCCGCGCGAGATCCGATACACCGACGAGGAACAACAGAACCTTTTCGCGGGCGACGTCGGCCTCGAGTTCGTGAACGACATCCAAGAAAAGCCTATCTACTGGGGCAACCCGAACCAGACGCAGGCGACCAACTGGGACGGCGGCGACAAGACCGGCACCGAAGGCACCGGCTACGAATGACGACGACCGACAAGGCCGCGCTGCTCGCCCGCTTTATCGAGGAGCGGCGGCGGATGCCGTTCGCGTGGGGCTCAAACGACTGCTGCTTGTTTGCCGCGGACTGGGTTCTGGCTGCGACCGGGCGCGACATCGCGGCGGACTACCGCGGGCGCTACTTGAGCGCGCTGCCTGCGCTGCGCTTTGTCGAGGCAGGCGGCGGCGTCGAGGCGATGGTTGAGCGCGCTGGAGGCGAGCGGATCGACGCGAAGCTGGCGCAGCGTGGAGACGTGATCGCACGCGATGTCGGCAATGGCACCGGCCTCGGCGTCTGCATCGGCGCCCTTGCTGCGTTCGTCGCGGAGGATGGGCTTCGCTTCTCTGATTTCAGCAACGCATCCTGCTGGCGCTTTTAGCCTATGCCTGTCGCAGTCATTGCCAATGTCATCGCAAAGGTAGCCTTCGCGGCAGGCGTCAAGCTTACCGCGGGAACGATTGTTCTGGCCGCGAAGATTGTTCAGTTCATCGCGGTAACCGCGGCCTCGATGGGCGCGAGCAAGCTGCTCCAGAAGAAGCCGCCGGGCTTCGGGGACGCCTCGCTGGCGGACCGCACGCAGATGGTGCGCTCGCCGGTCTCCGCGCGGCAGATCATCTATGGCGAGACGCGGGTCTCGGGCACGATGGTTTACATCTCCACGACCGGCACGAAGAACGAGTACCTGCACCTCGTCATCGCGCTGGCTGGACACGAGGTCGAGGAGATCGGCGACGTTTACTTCAACGACGAGCTTGCGCTGACCGGCGCTGGCTCCGCGGCGAGCGGGCGCTTCGCGGGCTACGCGGAGATCTACAAGAAGCTTGGGTCAGATACGCAGACCGTCGAGACCAACCTCGAGACCGCGACCTCCGGCCTGACCAACGGCAAGTGGACGAGCAACCACCGCCTGCGCGGCATCGCTTACCTGTACGTGCAGCTGGTCTGGAACGAGGAGATCTGGGTCGGCGGCATCCCCAACGTCTCCGCGATGGTGAAGGGTAAGAAGGTTTACGATCCGCGCACCGCGACAACCGTTTACTCGGCCAACGCCGCGCTCTGCCTGCGCGACTACCTAATCGACACGCGCCTCGGGATGGCGATGGACTCGAGCGAGATGGACGACACGGCCTTCACCGCCGCGGCCAACATCTGCGACGAGCAAGTGCAGATCCTCCCGGCGTCGCCGACGACCTACGAGAACAGATACGAGGCCAACGGCGTGCTGTTCACGAGCGCATCGCCGGACGAGAACATCGGCAAGCTGCTGTCCGCGATGGGCGGGCTGATCGCGTACAGCGGAGGCAAGATCGTTCCCTACGCGGGCGGCTACCGCATCCCGACCGTGACGTTAAGCGAGGGCGACTTTGCGGGCGCGGTGCAGATCCAGACGAAGACGAGCGCGCGCGACCGGGTGAACGCGGTCAAGGGCGTCTTCGTCTCGGCCAAATCCGAGTGGCAACCGACCGACTTCCCGCCGCTCGTCTCGTCCACGTATTACGCGGAAGACGGCAACATCCGCTATTACCGCGACGTGGTGCTGCCGTTCACAACCTCGAGCTCCTGCGCCCAGCGCCTCGCGCGGATCGAACTGCGCCGCGCCCGGCAGGAGTTGACGATGACCGCGCGGTTCAAGCTCGACGCGATGCAGCTGCGCGCGGGCGATACGGTGATGATCACGAACGCCAAGTTCGGCTGGACGAACAAGGTCTTCGAGGTGATGGACTGGCACTTTGCCAGCGACGGCGAGCCTCCGCAGCTGACGGTCGAGATGACGCTGCGCGAGACGGCCAGCGCGGTTTACGACTGGGACGTGACCGACGAGATCGAGATGTCGAACGCGCCGACCACGACGCTGCCAAATCCCTTCGCGCTCGACGCACCGACCAACCTTTCGCTCGTGGCTGATGGCACGACGCAGCTTGTGCAGGCGGACGGCACCGCGCTCCCGCGCATTAAGGTCTCGTGGTCCGCGCCCGCCGAGCAGTTCATTCAAGCGGGCGGGTCAGTCGGCATCGATTACAAGGAGAGCACGAGCACCACCTACCTCACGTGGGCGACCGTGCCGGGCGACCGGACGCTCGAGTACATTTCGTCGGACGTGAAGATCGGATTGGGCTACGACGTCCGCCTCTACGGACTGTCCTACTTTCAAGTCGCGACGAGCTACGTGACCGCTAGCGTCACCGTGGTCAAGGACACGACCGCGCCGAACGCCCCGACCTCGCTCACCGCAAACGTCGGCACGGGCCGCGCCGTCTCGCTTGACTGGGCGGACAATACCGAGGCGGATCTCTCCGAGTACGGCGTGTACCGCAACACGACCAGCGTGACTCCGGCCAACGCGAACACCGACAAGATCGCCGAGGTCCGCGCGTCTCGCTTTGTCGATACCGAGGTCGCGACCGGCACAACCTATTACTACTGGGTCAACGCTTACGATATGCTCGAGAACGTGAGCGGGTTCTCGAACCGCGCGCAGGCAATCGCGACCGGCGTCACCGCGGGCTCGGTTGACACGACTCCGCCGAGCACGCCGAACGCGCCGACGTTCTCGAGCGAGACCACGTACATTTCAAGCGATGGGACTTCGCTCGCACGCATTACGATCACCGCTCCCGCAATGCCGACCGGCGGGGCTTTGCTCTCGATCCTCTTCCGTCGCTCGGGCTCTAGCGAGTGGCAGATTGGCGACCTTGTCGGCAGCGGCTCAATCGCAGTCTCGATCGACGACCTCACGCCCGGTCAGGCTTACGAGTTCGCGGCGCGTGCGATCAGCAATTTCGACGTGGCGTCCTCGGTATCGGCGACGCTCTCAAGAACGGCACCGAATAACACCACCGCGCCCAACGCGCCGACCGTCGCCTATTCAAGCGGCGAATACGCGGACCCGGTGTTTCAAGGTCAAATCCCGATGTATGCAATCGGGGTCTCGGTCACCGCGCCTAGCGACAAGGATGTCGCCTACGTCGAGGCAAAAATCGTCACAACGAACAGCTCCTCCGCGACGGCTGCGGCTTGGTATTCAAACGGAAACCTCGCCTTGTTCAGCGGTCCGATCAATCCGTCGCAAAATCAAATCATCTACTTTTACGACGTTCTCGGAACGACCGGCGGCTACGGTTTTGTTCGCGTCGTTTCGCGCTCGGGCAC